TCTAGAGATAGAAGCTCTATCTCAGCGGACGCATCAAAGCTAAAGGCTAACCCTAAGGTTAGAGATAGGATAAGCTATTACATAGCTAAACATGAGAGATATTCTAGCTATAACCCTGCTAAACTAAGGAGTTTAGCTATTGAAACTATCATGGCTATCGCTGAGAGCGAGACAGCAAAGCACTCTGATCGGCTAAAAGCCGCTGAGTTGCTAGGAAAAGTCTCGGGGGTAGGATTATTTGAAACAACAAATAATGATCCAACTATAGCTAAGCTTAACTCTGCACTAGACCTAGAAGCAAAGCTTCGGCAATTGGCAGGGATGACAAAGCCTCTCTTAATCAATCAACCTATTGATTCTATTAAAGATTCTATAGATGATCTAAACACTGTTCATTTCCCATAATGCACATTGTACGTTCTTTCTCTTGAACCCCTACCCTATAGGGTAACCCCCCGTCATGACGTCATGTGACGCCCGCCTGATACATACGATGCAACTCAAATGACCCATACCCCAATATAAATCCCCAATCAACCCCCCACCCCGGTGTCTTCTTTTATACCCCCCCCTTTAATTACCGCACCCCATGCGGTGATTAACCCCCCTAATCACCGCAAGCCCCCCATAGTCTACCCAGCGTAGGTATAAACCCCGGTATTTCCATGCCTCTGAATTTATACAACCTAGACTATCCATATGACTTCAAGCCACATCACATACAACTGAAGGCTCACCCATATGATAAACTCTCTAGGAGAGTCGCTGGTGGCCTTAAGGGAGTGCGCTTGACACATATGCCCAATCCTATTAATAAGGCTCTTAGAGCCTTAGGGAGAGCTGTCGTGGAATTATGGGGCAGGATGATGAACCGAAAGGATGAGAACTTGGGATTAAAGGCTGGTGGAGCAATAGGTACATCTCTTAAGTCATTTGATTATGCCAGTGCAAAATATCATCCCGCTCTTGATAAGTATTATGATAAGAACGGGGTCACAGTGAGCAAGGATGATTACACTGATAATATGGCGGTTAAAGCGGCTATCAATGTAATGCCTCCATATAATGCACAGACTGCTCAGAACGCAGGGCATGGCTTTGGTATGGCTGGTATGCAGAATGCATATGCACAAGCCTCTATGCAAAGTGCCGCTCGCGCCCATGCCGCTATGGCTAGTCAGCAGCAACATCCTCAAGCTGTCAATCAATATGGAGGTTTGGTCTCCACTAATAACTGGGGTCATGTGGCTACCATGGATGCTAGAGATGTAGTGAGTGTTGTTATAGAGGGTTCTAATGTAACTGTATCCTTTATAACAGGAGATGAGCTTGGTGATCCTAGGTCATACCACCAGAGGGTGGTCATGCCAGTATCCGCTTTTCGGCAAATGATTAAAATGTTTACTGTAGAATCCATGAGGGAAGATGATGACTAATATTCGCCTTGTAGATATTGCACCGCCACCATATAAGGACCCGGCCACCATGCTCCGCCTCATAGCGGATGAAATGGATGCAGGGGACTATGGCCCAATTTCCACTGTCGCCGTATGCTTTTTGCATGAAGATGGAACGTCTCGTACATTCGGTGGTGGAAAGAACAGTGAGTTTGCCCATGTGGCTTTTGCCTTTGGTACTGCTCACACAAAAATGTTGAATGGTCCGTCAACCCGACAGATCGATTAGGAGAAGAAGATGAAGGTTAATATTACTTACCCCAATGAGCTTAGCTACACGCTTTCTAGGCTGAAGCTCTCTTGGTTGCTTCCAGCAAGGAAGGAAGTGAAGATCACTAAGGCCGATCTATGGAGCCTTGACTCCTCGCTTGGGCTTGTGATCCTTGAATGCCTTAAGGCCTATAGGGATAAGGTTAGGTATTTTGGTATTGTGGACAATGAAGACCTGCCAGAAGAGCTTCACCTCGAAGAAGCAGAAGATGGCCATCTTAGGGTATTTAATGCAGAGCAAGATGCCAAGGTTGAGGCTGGCTGGAAGTGGGCTGTTGATGAAATGATCTGGGCTTTTAATACAAGCGTGGATGATTCATGGGATGAGGGTTTCTTTAAGAATATGTCTGAGGAGAATGAAATCTCGGTTGAGGGCAAGTTGGTTCGCGCTAAGTTTGATAAGGAGGGCTATGACAAGGCCCGCAAGCGCATCCTCAATGGCCGTAGGCTCTTTGCTAAGTACTTTGATTCTCTCTGGTACTAGGTTATAGGAATGGCTGGCCTCATGTATAAATAGTTTTATTTATGTGTGAGGCCATGACCCGAAAGCAGAAATACCCCAAGGTAGATATGTCTCAGGAAATAGCGAAGATAGTGAGGACCAAGAAAAATGTTGTGGAAGCTTTCCCCGCCAAAACTAAAGTGGATGTTTCCGCGCTTGAGTCTTCCAATTCTCATACTATCGGCATGTGCTTTTTTCCTGACGATAAATACAACCGTGTCTCCCTCAGATTATGGAGTGGCGATCAGGTTGGTGTTTATGTGGGGTTAGATGAGCCAGATATTAGTAAGCTGATTAATTCTTTAGTCAGGTGCAAGATGCTTCTCTTGGATCATGACACTGTGGATTTGGAAGAGTAATTTTTCACCACTAAGTTATTTTGTGGCAATATATAGCCCCCATCTGGAATTATCTGGGTGGGGGTTATTTTGTGGTCATTATGTTTGATTCATTATCCGATGCAGAACTCACAGCCGCACTGGCAAACCTAGCCACCCTTCCGCAGGAAGAGCAGGACGCCATTGCCACACTGGTAGAGGAAGCTATCCATCAAAGAACCTTGCAAAATTGCAGGGATAATTTCCTTGATTTCATTAAATATGTGTGGCCGGGTTTTATTTGTGGCCCTCATCACATCCTCATGGCCAATGAGTTCCAGAAAATTGCCGATGGCTCAGCCAAGCGCGTCACAATCTCGCTTCCCCCGCGCTCTGGTAAGTCTATGCTCACCTCGGTTTACTTCCCGGCATGGTACTTGGGTAAGTTTCCTGAGAAAAAGATCATGCAAGCCAGCCACAAAAGTGAATTGGCCGTAGGATTTGGCCGTCAAGTCCGCGAATTATTCAGCGATCCTAAGTTTTTAGAAGTATTTGACGGCGTAACGCTCAAATCTGACAACAAAGCGGCTGGCCGCTGGGGTACAAACAAGGGTGGATCGTACTTAGCTGCTGGTGTTGGTGCTGGTATTGCTGGTTTCGGTGCTGATCTATGCTTGATTGACGACCCACATGACGAACAAGAGGCCGTGGCTGGCATTTATGATCCCAATGTATTCAATAAAGCCTATGAATGGTACTTAACTGGCCCACGACAGCGCCTTCAGCCCGGTGCAGCAGTGGCAATTATCGCCACACGGTGGTCAAAGATCGACCTTATCGGCCAATTGCTGGCGGATGCCAAGGATCGTGGCGCAGATAAGTGGAAAGAGATCAAGATTCCCGCTCTTATTGGGGATGAGGAGTCATACTGGCCGGAATATTGGCCCGTTGAGGAACTTCAAGCCACTAAACGCGCTATTGTGGCTACTGGTTCCCTATGGCGCTGGAATGCCCAGTACATGCAAGACCCAACCTCGGAAGAAGGCGCACTAATCAAGTCTCATTGGTGGAAGTTCTGGGAGAAACGGGCGCTGCCACGCTGTGACTTTATTATTCAAGCATGGGATACGGCCTCGCGCACCACACAGCGGTCAAACTACAGCGTTTGCACGACTTGGGGAGTGTTTCACAATGAAGAACAAGGGTGTTCTAATATAATCCTGCTAGATTGCTGGCGGGATAAACTTGAATTTCCAGACTTAAAGAAACAAGCTCTAGCACTGTATAAAGAGTGGGAGCCTGACTCATGTGTAATTGAGCAAAAGAGTGCGGGTGAAGCCCTCATTACCGAATTCAGGCGCATGGGGCTTTATGTTGAAGACTACACGCCTACTCGTGGAGATGGAGATAAGGTGGCGCGAGTAAACGCTGTCACTGATATTTTTGCTTCTGGTGTTGTGTGGATACTAAATAAGGAATGGACCTCAATAGTATTGGATGAAGCTCAGACTTTCCCCATGGGACAGAATGATGACATTGTAGATACTATTGCCATGGCCCTATCGAGATTTCGTAGAGGCAACTTTATCACGCTGGAGTCTGATGAAGTTGACTTGGAAGATGAAGCCGACTTTGCAAAGGAAGCTGATTATTATTAATTATTGGAGACACTATGATAGATAAGCCAATGGATGGTTTGCCATTCGATCTTCCAAAGCTGGCCGCAGCAACTGACCTGTCAGTTGATACGCTTGAGCTACCGGAGGATATTGGTGATCTTGGCGAACCCACGTTTGAAGAAAACGAGGATGGCTCTCTAACAATTAATTTTACCCCAGACGACGACGAGCCAGAAACAAATGCCTTCACTGACAATCTTGCTGACTTCATGGATGACAGCGATTTGCAGTCCATCGGCAATGATCTTCTAGATTTGTTTGAGGAAGACCTTAATTCCCGCAAGGCTTGGGAAGAAACATATAAGAAGGGCCTTGATCTACTAGGCGTTAAGATTGAAGACCGCACTAAGCCATGGCCCGGAGCTTGCGGCGTTTATCACCCCGTGCTGATGGAAGCGGTGGTAAGATTCCAAGCCCAGACCATGATGGAACTATTTCCACCTAATGGCCCAGCCAAGACCAAGATCATGGGTGACGAGACCCCTGAGCTTATGAATCAGGCAGATCGTGTTAAGAATGAACTTAACTATATCCTTGTAGACCAGATGGAGGACTACCGCGATGAAACTGAAGCACTTCTCTTCCGCCTTGCTATTGCTGGCTCTGCTTTCCGCAAAGTGTATTATGATCCTGCCACGAATCTGCCCTGCGCCAAATTCGTACCAGCAGAAGATTTGGTCGTAAGCAGCGGCGAGACTAGCCTACGAACCTGTAGCCGCGTCACATATATTGACAACATCTCAGTCAATGAGTTTAAGCGCCGACAGGTTTCCAAGTTCTATCGCGCCATTGACCTTGATCCAGTAAACACAACTGTAGATAGAATCCGCAAGAAGGAGAATGACCTTACGGGCATTAATCCTCAGACCTCGAATCCTGATCGTTACTCCATCCTAGAGTTCCACGTTGATTACGACATTGATGTTAGTGGCAATTCTCAAGGTGATGAGGAGATCGAAATCGCTCTCCCATATATTATCCATGTTGAGCGCGAGTCCGGCAAGGTTCTTGCAATTTATCGTAACTGGACTGAGGGCGATAAAAATTATAAGAAGAAAAATTATTTCGTTCATTACAAGTATGTTCCGGGCCTAGGCTTCTACGGCTTTGGCCTTATCCATATTATTGGTGGCTTAGCTAAGTCCGGTACTGGCATTCTGCGCCAGCTAGTTGACGCTGGTACACTGTCCAACCTGCCGGGCGGCCTTAAGTCGCGTGGTTTGCGTATCAAGGGTGATGACTCCCCAATCCGTCCGGGTGAATTCCGAGACGTTGATGTGATGGGCGGTGACATTGCAAAGAACATTACGTTCCTTCCTTATAAGGAACCTAGCAATGTGTTGTATCAATTGCTCGGTAATCTTGTGGATGAAGCGCGGCGCGTAGGTTCTATCGCTGACATGAATGTCGGTGACATGAAGCAAGAAGCGCCCGTGGGAACCACGCTTGCTCTTATGGAGCGGGCCATGAAGGTTATGAGCGCAATCCAAGCTCGTTGCCACTCCTCGCTCCAACAGGAACTACGCCTGATTGGTGATGTGGTCAAAAACTTCATGGGGCCACAATATGTCTATAACTCTGCCCCTGATGCTAACCGCACACAAGATTTTAGTTCTGTTAATATTGTTCCGGTTTCTGACCCCGGTGCAACTACAATGTCGCAGAGAGTTGTCCAGTACCAAGCCGTAATTCAGCTTGCCTCGCAGAACCCACAAATCTACGACATGCGGCGCTTGAACCTAGACATGCTTAATGTGTTGGGGATTAAAGATGCTCAGGCTCTTATCCCAGACCCAAGCCAAGTTAAGATGGCCGACCCAATCACAGAAAATATGAACCTGCTAAAAGGAAGCGCCGCTAAGGCATTCCAAGAGCAGGATCATGAGGCACATATCCAAGTCCATATGTCGATGGTCAATGACCCTGCCATTAAGCAGTTCATTAGCCAAACGCCACAGGCCGCTCAGGCACAGGGTGCTATGATGGCTCACATTGCTGAGCATATGGCCTTTAAGTATCGCAACGATATTGAGAAGCAGCTTGGTGTTCAGTTGCCGCCCTTGGGTGAGCAATTGCCGCCTGATGTTGAGAATCACTTGTCTTCCCTTGTGGCCACTGCTGCCGCTCAGGTGCTGGAACAAAGCAAGAACAAGGTTGCGTCTGACAAAGCTGAAGAGGCCGCTAAGGACCCAATCATTCAGCTTCAGCAGCGTGAGCTTGATATTAAGGAAGCAGCTATTGAGGCCAAGAAGGGTGAGGCTGCGGCCAAGATTGTTCTTGATGCACATAAGTCTGACCAGAGCGCCAAGATTCAAATGGCCCAGATCATGTCGCAGAAGGCCCAATCTAATGAGCGCATAGCTGCTCAGCGAGGCGAAGCTGCTGCCCAGATTATTCTTGATACATCCATTGCCGACCAGAATGCAAAAATTCAATTAATGAATATTGCATCCCAGCATGGGCAGTCAGTTGACCGTGCTACCCTAGAGGTAAATCGCATGATGCTTGATGGCGCAAAGAAGAAAGCCGACCTTGCTCATGATGATCAACAGGCCGAAAAAGAAAGAATGATTAAGCTCTCTTCAAAGGCAATGGACTTAGCTGGTAAGATGCCGTTGCAAGAAGTTAAAATTGCTCATTCAGAGAGTGAAGACTAATTGACCGAACTTGATTTACTACGCAAGAAATTGCGCGAAGCTATGAACAACATTGCTGACGATATTGCTGGTGGCGGGGCGATTGACTTCCCTCACTACAAAGAATTAGTTGGACAAATTTCCGGCTTGGCCTTGGCCGAGCGAGAATTACTAGACCTTCAGGAACGAATGTCTAGCTCAGAATACAGCGACTAAAACGCTGCTTTCCGCACAGGGCGGTTCCCCTGCTTAGGACTAAGTATGTACGACACTACTTCTGTTACGGCTGCTACAGCCGATGCGCTAGAACTGTTTAAGCCTACTGGATACAAGTTGCTAATTGCAATGCCAGAGGAAATTCAGAAGATCGGGAACATTTTTATTCCCGGAGACACTGGTAAACGAGAACATACGGCTTCAATTATTGGAACCGTGATTGCTGCTGGCCCCGATGCCTACAGCGATAAGGACAAGTTTCCCAATGGGGCTTGGTGCAAGATTGGTGATCATGTGGTCATCCGCTCTTACGCTGGCACACGATTGAAGATCGTTGGTCAGGACCAAGAATTCCGCCTTGTTAATGATGATGTGGTTGAAGCTACTGTAGCTGATCCTCGCAAAGTTGAGAGGGCCGTCTAATGCCCCAGCCGCACAATATGGAAGAAGAAGAGTATGACTTCGACATTACCGTCGAGGATGATACTCCAGAAAAAGACCGTGGCCGTTATGTCGCGCCAGATGATTCCTCAGATGATCCAGATGATACTGAATCAGAAGAAGAGTATAGCGACCGGGTACGGCGGCGTATTGCGAAGGAGACTGCAAAGCTCCACGCAGAACGCCGCGCTAAGGAATCTGCCGTTCGAGAACGGGACGAGGCTGTAGCCTTTGCCCGCCAAGCTCTTGAAACAGCGCAGAATCTGAATCGCAAGTCTAATCAATATGAGCAAGGCTATGTCGCTAAGGCATATCAAGCCGCTGAAGCTCAGGTTGAGAAGGCCTCTCAAGATTATGCCGATGCTATGGTTGAGGGTGATACGCGAAAGATGATCGAGGCCCAAAAGGCTTTGTTCAGGGCTGAAAATGAAAAGGTACAGTATGAGAATTATGTACCGCCTCAGGAAATCCCGTATCAACAATATGCTCAGCCAGCGCAGCAGCAAGCTAATCCGAACGCTGCTATCAGCCCGGATGAGTTGAGGCGTCAGACTAAGTTTATTCAGGAAAATCCGTGGCTAAACACGGATGCTGAAATGACTGAACGCGCCCTTGCCATCGACGCTCACGTTCGTCAGACCGTTCCGCACCTAGTGGGCACTGACGAATATTACGAATTTGTTGACACCATGATGCGTCAACAATTTCCAGAAGATCGTTTCGGAAGAAACAATTCTGGGACAACCCCAAACAGGCCAAACCAAGCTGGTGTGGCCCCGGTCAATCGCGGAACCGGAAAAAACCCCCGCGCTAGTGTGACGCTATCGGAGAGCCAGATCAAGTTGTGTAAGCGACTTGGCATTACTCCGCAACAATACGCGGCTCAACTCCTGAAGGACAAGAAGTAAGATGAATACCCGCGCTGAAAAGACCACCCGCGAGACTGAAGTTAGGGAGACCGATACTCGCGCCCGCCAATGGCGACCCGCAGACCAACTCCCAATGCCACAAGAAGTACCCGGCTGGAAGTTCCGCTGGCTCCGTATGTCCACCCTAGGTGAAGTTGACGTTCGCTCCATGAGCGCGGCTCGCCGTGAAGGTTGGGAAATGGTTACGCCAAAGGATATGCCAGACCTAGCTGCCGAATGTGATAGCCACCGAGACGATATGATCGAATTCGGCGGTCTAGTGCTTGTTAAGATTCCAGTAGAACTCTGGAAGCAAATGCAAGATTATTATCAGCAAAAAAGCGATTCCCAAGTGGATGGCATCAATAACTCTCTATTCAGTCAAGAAGACAAGAGGATGCCTCTGTATCGGGAACATTCATCTGTAACTAACGGAAGGTTGCGTTAATGGTTAGCGCCGCCTTCATTCAATAGGAGAAAATCATGGCTACCACTTCAGCCCCCTACGGGCTAAAGCCTGTGCGTATGATTGGCAACCGCTATGTTGGCGGCGCTCTACCCACCAATCAATATCGTATCAGTCAAAACTATTCCGGCGTTATTCCCAACGGTTCGCCCGTTGTCCTGACCGCCCCAGTTACCTACACCACCAGTAACGCTTGTACCGTCACATATTCCGGCCAGACTGTCACGCTCACCTTTGCGTCTGCGGTTACGACCCTTTATGCTGGTATGCCCATCACGCTTTCCGGTATCACTGGCGCTACTGCCGTCAATGGTACTTGGGTTCTAGCAACTGGTGCGGCTGGTACGGTCTTCACGTTTGTTGTTCCTGCCGCCACGACCATCACTGGTACGGTTGCTGGTACTTCCGTCGTTGTTGGCGGCGCGGGTTATCTGTCCCTGCCTACGAACGGCGGCTTCAACTCCCTTGGTGATAGGTACATTGGCGTCCTTGTTGGCGCTCAATATACCAATGCTCAAAATGGTCAACCTCAGTGGGACCAATATTATCCCGGTAGCGTCAATAGCACTGGTATGATTGGTTATGTTGTCGATGATCCAGATGCAGTCTTCCAAATCCAAGCTGGTACAATTAACTTCGACGCCCTTGGCGCTGTTGGTACTTCGTTCGGCGTGACCATTCCAGCAACCCCCTATAACCTTTTGACCAAGGATTCTACGATTTCCTTGGCTAACGGTACGGCTACTAGCTCGACCTCTCCCTATAAAGTTGTCGATATTGCCCAAACCCCCGACAACGTAAACGCTGTTGGTTATGTGGATGTGTATGTGGTTGCTCAGCAAGCCGCACATCACTTCCGTAAAGCCTTGTAAGGAGAATTAAACAATGGCTATTTCACGCGCACAGCTCCTTAAGGAACTGGTTCCCGGTCTGAACGCTCTGTTCGGTCTTGAGTATAATCGGTATCCTCAAGAATGGGCTGAAATTTTCGACACTGAATCCTCGGAACGTGCTTTTGAAGAAGAGCAAAAGTTGTCTGGCTTCGGTCTTGCCCGTACTAAGAACGAAGGTTCGTCCGTCTCGTTCGATAACGGCCAAGAAGTCTGGACCGCTCGTTATACTCACGAAACTGTTGCCCTTGGCTTCTCCATCACGGAAGAAGCTATGGAAGACAATCTGTATGATTCGCTCTCCACTCGCTATACCAAGGCTCTGGCTCGCTCCATGGCCTACACCAAGGACGTTAAGGGTGCGACTATCCTGAACAACGGCTTCACCACCTACAACACTGGTGATGGCGTCACGCTGTTCAATACTGCTCACCCCACCGTCTCTGGCCTCACCAACTCCAACGCAGCAGCTATTCCGGTAGACCTGAATGAGACTTCTATTGAAGCCATGACCATTCAGATCGCCGCTTGGGTTGACGAGCGTGGTCTGCTTATCGCTGCAAAGCCACAGAAGCTGATCATTCCGCCTAACCTCATGTTTGTTGCCGAGCGTCTGGTTAAGAGCCGTTATCGCACAACCACTTCGGATAATGACATTTCCGCAATGGTGTCGATGAACACGATCCCAGAAGGCTATGCCGTCAACCACTTCCTGACTGGTCCATATACATGGTTTGCCAAGACGGATGTGCCAGATGGTCTGAAGCACTTCGAGCGTTCGCCTATGAAGACTTCTGACGAAGAAGATTTCGTGACGACCAACTACCTCTACAAGGCCCGCGAACGGTATAGCTTCGGCGTTTCCGATCCCTTGGGCATTTGGGGCACGAACCCCGCTACCTAAGGAGCAGACTGATGGCCACTTCCCCAGCTTGGACTCGTAAAGAAGGCAAGAACCCAAAAGGCGGACTAAACGCCAAGGGCCGCGCCTCATATAACAAGGCCAATCCGGGGAAGCCCGGTCTGAAGGCCCCGCAACCCGAAGGTGGATCAAGAAAGGATTCTTTCTGCGCCAGAATGGGTGGCATGAAGAAGAAACTCACTAGTGCTAAAACCGCTAATGATCCAAATAGCCGCATTAATAAAAGCCTCAGAGCTTGGAAATGTTAGGCTAAAATTAAATAAATAAATAATTGGGGAGGGCAGGAATGCTCTCCCCTTTTTTATTGTGCAATTAACACCCTATGCAATAGGTGATATTAATAGTGTGCGCCGCTTGGTCGCTTTGATGAGTTGAAAACTTCCTCATCCGGCCCGGAGTGAGCATGGCTCCTCCGGGCCATATTCTTTTGGGGTTAACCCAAATCCATAGACTAGAGAACCCCCTCTAGACGCCTACGCAGACTATGGATTTACTTGCTAGGAAGGACTAAAATTATGGGTGCATCGCACTTTTCTGGGCCAGTTATTTCGGCCAACGGCTTTCAAACTGGTGGCCCTGTTGTTCACGCTGGCTATGTGGCCAATACTGCAACATCCGCTACTACCCTAACCGCCCTATCGGTTGCTGGTGCTGCTGACCAAAACTGTACACTGGCCGTTGTTAATATGACAGGTACACTGGCCGCTGGCGCAAACGTGACGCTACCGCTTGTTACTGATCTTGCCACTATCCAATCTTTTGGTAATACCGACTCATATGTCTTGCGAGTTATTAATTCTAGCTCCGGTGCATTCTCTTGGACGGTTACGACCAATACTGGTTGGACGCTCAACGGCACAATGACTGTGGCGCAGAACACATGGCGTGATTTTGTTGTCACCTTCACCTCCGCTACTACGGCCTCGCTGACCACAATCGGCATTGGCACTTATTCCTAATAACTAATTAGAGGGAGTTCCCAATGGGGAAGCCAGTAGCACTAACGGTTGTAGCGAACGGCTCGACCATTTCCTCGACTGTGTTCGTCCCTGACCGCCACCTGAATCCGTTTAATATCGGGTTCGGGTGCGTGGTTACAGGCACGATCACCTACTCTGTCCAGCACACATTTGATGACCCGCTCACTGTAGCCAGTCCCACATGGTTCAACCATGTTTATGTTTTCAACCAAACCTCCAGCCAAGACGGGAATTATGCATTCCCAATTGCTGGAATTAGGGTGACAAGCTCGGCTGGTAGCGGTTCTGTTGTGACCAAGTTTATTCAGTCCGGCGTTAATATTTAACCCTAAGAAGGGCTTAATATGCCAATCTCAGTATTTACGAGTGTAAAAGAATTAACCTCCGTGACCACGGTCAGGGGGGTTACTATTGGCACATCTATTACTGCTCAAGGGCTAGGCGGATCATTAGGTCTAGCCCTTAATTTTTTAAGCTCGACCAGCCTTGATACTCGCATTACATTCTCTCGCGGCACTAATGCCACGCTGATTGATAGCACTGGCAAGCTTACCTTTGCGCCAAGCAACATGTTTCTTAACAGTGAAAGCTTTACTGTTACAACTTCAGGTTGGGCCAAGGTATTATCTACAATTACATCAAACGTAATTGCTGCGCCAGACGGCACATTTACGGCAGATAAGCTAGTAAGTGATTCAACCGCTACAGCAGTTCACTCTGTAACCCAAACCATATCGGCTCAAAATGCAGTTAATTATGCATTTTCTGTATATGTAAAAGCGGCAGAGCTTACACAAATTGCATTAACTTACTCCGGTACAGCATTTGGAACAATTCAAGCTGTTTTTGATATTTCAACTGTTTCGGTTGTGGCGACCACGGGGACGCCGCTCTGGACTAACATCAGTTTGGTTGGTGATGGTTGGTATCGAGTTGGTGTTGGCGCAACAGCTACTTCTACAGCCACTGCCAATATGCAAATTCGCCTTGCAAAGGCCAATAGCCCTACCTTTACTGGCAATGGTGTAGATGGCCTATACATTTGGGGCGCTCAATTTGGCGCTATAACTTATGAAACTGCCCCACGAGGCTATACCGGAACCACTGTAAAAAACTTACTTGCCAGAACGGAAGAGTTTGATACTGGCGGGTGGGCAAAAACAGGGTCTTCAGTCGCGCCACAAGCGGCAATCAATCCAAACGGAATTCCAAATGCAGATAAAATCATTGAAGATACTGCCCTTTCTGGACACCTTGTTTCTCAAACCAATGCCTACATTATAGGTACGAGGTACACGCTGAGCGTCTATGCAAAAGCTGCCGAAAGGCGATACATGCAAATGATATGGACAACTGCATCATTTGGTTCAACGCTAGTCGGTGCATTTGACCTTGTGAATGGAGTCACTGCTGTAGGTGCTGGTTCCATAACATCATCAATTACGGCTGTGGGTGACGGCTGGTATCGCTGCTCTATAACAGCAACAGCTACGGCTAGCGCATCATCCGGTTTACAAATTCGCATATCTAGCGCGCTTACTACAGGCGCGGGAAACTCCTATCAGGGCGATGGAACTTCCGGCATTTATCTTTGGGGCGCACAACTGTCCGATAGTGGAACTGTGGACCCATATGTGTATAATGGCGGTAGCGCGGTTATAGCCTCTGCGGCCTATTATGGCCCACGGTTTGATTACAATCCGGTCACATTAGCGCCATTGGGCTTGCTGATCGAAGAAGCGCGGACAAATTTGCTGCTCAACAGCGCAACTCTATCCACACAAATTGTTACAACTACAGCCCAGAGCTACACGCTTTCATTCTACGGGACCGGAACAATTGTTTTTGCTGGCACAGCAACGGGAACGCTAACCGGAACTGGGGTATTTCCCAATCGCGTAAGCCTTACCTTTACGGCCACGGCTGGCGCATTAACGCTTACGGTAACTGGTACGGTATCAAATGCTCAGCTAGAGGCTGGTGGGTTTGCAACATCGTACATTCCCACTGCTGCGGCAACCGTTACTCGTTCGGCTGATATTGTGACTATGGCTAATAATAACTTTACGAATTGGTTCAATCCGGGCAGCGGAACATTTATCCTTTCTGCTGAGACTTCACCAAATGGATTTGCAACTTATATGTCTGCATCCAATGGTTCTATTATCCAGAACTCTATACATCTGGATAATGACACTGGCATTCAGCGAGCTGTTTATTATTCAGGCTCAGCAGAACAGGCCGCTCTCGGACTAGACTCCATTGGCACGATTGGTGCATCAACCAAAATTGGCACAGCCTATGCAGTAAGTAATCTTGTTGCTTCCCGCAACAATGGTTCTTCAGCAACAAGCAACACTGGTGCGCTACCAGTTGGGCTTACGCAGTTAAACATTGGTGGCGATGACCGAGGCGCGGCTGGTAACTATGTGTCGGCCCATATTCAATCACTATCCTACTACAATACACGCCTGTCCGACTCCGTGCTAAAAACTTTGACGGTGTAATATGAACGATTTTATGCAAAGACTAATGTCCGGGGCTGATAATGTAACCCCTGCTATAGGGAGATATTTAGCAGCATTTTTGTTTATAAATGCGCTCACGATTTTTCCAGCAGTTATAATTGGTAGCCTTCTTCTGCAAGGTGCAAGCTGGGCGATCTGGTCTGCACTGCTAACATCGCTCTCTATTTATATTCCATCCTCAGTAGCTGGAATTGTGGCACTAATTAGGGTTACGGCCCCAACTGAACCTGCCCAAATCCAGCCAATTTTAACCCCAAATAGCGATAAAGAATAATGCCCGATATTGGTACATTCATAGGAAATATTGGAGGAATCGTTGTTTTCCTTGGAGCTTTGTTAAGTGGATTATTTTGGCTATCAAGCGCGAATGCAAAAATTAATGATGCTCAAAAAAGCATTGAGAATTTAAATTCAGAAATGCTGGACATAGAATCTCGCATGAAGGCCATGGAGGACCATAAGGTCAGCGTGGCTATCCTAATGACCCAGATGGGTATGGTATTGGATCGCATCACTGAGCTGGGCCGCGATGTGAAGAACCTTCTTGATGGCCATGCTCGCCTGACTTCAAGGGATGATCACTAATGGCTATGATGAATTCCAATCAAGGCAAACAAATCGCCTCTACCGGAAAGGCTCCAAAGCTAACCGGAATCCCCTTGGGTACTAAAATGAAGAAGCCCAAGACCATCAAGCCAAGGAAGAAATAATGAGTGTCATTCAGTTTCCCGGTTCTGAGCCTACTTACTCTACAGATGCCGATTCAGAAAACGAACAAGAAAACATCAAAGTAATTCTTGAAAGTTTCTCTAAGGATCAAGAATTGTTTGATGAGCTTTTGATTGTTGGAGTCAATAAGGATGGTCGCATCGCTTGGGGTTCCTCAAGTGTTGATCTTCGGTCTGCGCTATGGATGGCGAAGGCTATGGAGCGAATCATCATGGATCACTCACTGGGTTTAACGGAGGTATAAATGGCTGGAAAAAATTGGATTGCAGAAGCTACCAAAAATAAGGGCGCTCTGCATAAGGCGCTAGGCGTTCCTGCTGGAGAAAAAATTCCAGCTAAGAAATTGAATAAGGCCGCTAAGGCCGGGGGCACATTGGGTAAGCAAGCCAATCTGGCCAAAACCCTAAGAGGCTTTAAGAAGTAATGACAACCTCCGGCACGACTGCGGTTAGTCCACAGATCAATGAGATAATTGAGGAAGCTTATGAACGTGCTGGGTATGAAATTCGCTCTGGCTATGAATTCCGCACGGCTATTCGCTCTCTTAATTTTCTTATTATGGAGTGGGCCAATAGGGGCTTAAACCTATGGTCTATTGATCAGCAGACAATTGCTCTTGTTGCAGGTACTGCCACATATACCCTGCCAGCCGATACCATTGATACGATTGAGCATCAGATTCGCCTTCCTTCTGGCTCTGGCGGTCAGACCGATTTGTTTGTGGAAAAGGTGAGCGTGAGTCACTGGGCACAGATTCCAAACAAGCTCTCCTCTGGTAGGCCGATTAACATATGGGTACAGCGCCTTGTGGATGCCCCTGTGATCAATCTATGGCCAGTGCCTGACCAAGCCTACACATTTGTGTACTGGCGTCTACGGCGCTTACAGGACGCTGGCGGGGCCACCAATACGCCAGACATTCCATTCCGCTTTGTCCCAGCTTTGGTTGCTGGGCTTGCATACCATATCGCCGTCAAGAAGAACCAAGATATGAATCGTACAATGGCGCTTAAGTCCATGTATGATGAGGCTTGGCAATATGCATCTGATGAAGACCGTGACCGTGGATCGGTATTGTTTACACCAGACGTTGGAATGTGGTAATGTTGGTGTAATGATATGAGGGGTAATACTAGAGACAACCCAAGTATCTGTGATGTTTGTGGCCAAAAATGGTACAGAAGGGAACTTCGATACCAAGTAATAGCTGCAAAGTCAACCAAGGTACTATGTTGCCCAGATTGCTGGGACTTAGATAATCCACAATTGCTTGTTGGTCGCATTAAAGTGACTGACCCAAATCCAATTTATGAACCCCGCCCAGATATTAACTTTGAAGTTAGTCGCGGTGGTTTTGGTTGGAACCCAATTGGAGGCCCCGGCCTCTCAATGATAGCCTATCCACAATCCGTGGAAGGTCCAAAATTCGTGAGCAATAGCATTGCTTACAGAGTCCCAGAATAAGGAGAACTACAAATGGCTAATGCACCTAGCGTCCCCAATGGCGGCGTCCCCGGTCTTCCCGGCGTTAAGAAGAATAAAGAAATGAATGCCTATGCTGACGGTGGTTCAGTTTCCATTCCGCCAATGGAAAAGGGCAAGGCTCGCGGTGCGGGCAAGGCTATCAAGGGCTATGACTTCAAGGTAATCTAAGGCCTTAAGGTTTAAAACCAATGCTTTACACCGATCTCTATCAGGCCGTTCAGGATTTTACTGAATATACTGAGGCAAGCTTCCTTGCAAATATTCCCTTCTTCGTCAGATTGGCGGAGGAGGATATTTACCGTAAGGCAAACTTCCCCCTTCAATCGAGGGTGGGATCGGCTACGCTTGTCGCTGGCGTAAACACAGTAACAATGCCAAGCGATTTTTTAAACTTTGAATATGTTAATGTATTTGGAGATGATGGAAAATATAATATTCTTCTCAATAAAGAAGTTGATTATATTTATCAAGTATGGAGCAATCCTTCATACAGAGCAATACCACAGCATTATAACCTTCGTGATGCATATACTATAGTTATTGGACCAACTCCTGACAAGGCATACACAATGTCCTATCAGTATGTAAGTGTTCCAACATCTATTGTTGATGCGGGCGCTACCGGCACTTGGCTTGGCGATAATGCTCAAAATCCATTACTCTACGGAACGCTGGTTCAGGCATATTTGTACATGAAGGGTGATCAGGAACTGCTTGCCCACTACAAGATGCTTTATGATGAATCCCTCAAGACGGCCAAGGAGCTTGGTGAGGCGGCGGATCGCTCCGATTCCTACCGCACTCCACCACCGCGCAATCTTCCTCAAGGTACACCATAATAAATGGCCATCATTCAAGGTACTTGCGACTCATTCCGTACAGAGCTTCTATCCGGAACCCATGCATTTGGCACGGATACAATTAAGATAGCTTTGTATAGCGCATCTTCTGCAACCATAACGCCACAAACAACCGCATACACATCTACGGGTGAGATATCATCCACGGGATATACATCTGGTGGCATCAGCCTAACTGGTGTCACGGTGCTTGGTTCTGATGGGGTTGGCTATGTGGTATGGACCGCTCCGGTCTGGGTGCTTCCGCTCTTGCCCGGTATTGATGGCGCATTAATTTATAACTCTTCCAAATCTAATAAATCAATTGCGGTGCTTAACTTTGGTACTACACGGTATCCAAATAGCAGCGGAGTGTTCACCCTCCAGTATCCGTATGACCCAATCAACAATGCAATTATAAGGCTCGCTTAATGGTTACTTATACAAACAGCCTTAGATTAATTCAGGCTGACACTGGCTCTTATACAAATACTTGGGGTAGTGTTCTTAATACATCTGTTATTGCACTGACCGATCAGGGTGTTGCTGGCTATACTAGCATTACTATGTCCGATGCAGACTATACGCTTACCAGCGTTAATGGCGCATCTGATCAATCTCGTAATGCCATTTTAACCTTCACGGGGACATTATCTGCGGCAAGAAACATTTTTGCCCCAGCGGTTAGTAAGGTTTATGTAATTAAAAATTCCACAACTGGTGGATTTGGCATTACGATTAAAACTACTGCTGGCGGAAGCACTGGCATTACCATTCCTAACGGGAACACAATTACAGTGTGGTCCGATGGTACAAACTTCTACGAGTCCACCAACAGCTTCTCGTCCCTCACGCTAACCAATCTGACGTACACTGGTACGCTGACTGGTGGTACGGGCGTGATCACAATTGGTACAAACCAAATCTACAAGGATGCCGGAGGTAATGTTGGGTTCGGCACAGCCACTCCAGCAGCGGCCACTAATTATAAATTTGTAACTGTTCAGGGCGGTACGTCCGGCGGTGGATATACTATTTATAATAGCTCCGGTACAGAGGTTGGCCGGATCATGTTTGACACAACTGCTTGGCAGTTTAATAATTTCTCAGCATCACTGCCCACCACATTCCTCACAAACAATGTTGAGCGGATGAGGATTGACTCAAGCGGAAATGTTGGAATTGGCAATACCCCATCTGGCACATATAAACTTGAAGTCACGGGTAACGTATCGGCAAGCACTGGCTTTGTTGGCGCTCTAACTGGTGCTGTGACTGGCGCTGTGACTGGTGCTGTGAATGGATCGGTTGGGGCCACCACGCCAAATACTGGTGCGTTTACAACCCTATCAGCTTCTAGCACAGTGAGCGGCGCAGGGTTCAGCACCTATCTGGCGTCACCACCCGCTATTGGCGGCACGGCTGCGGCAGCAGGTACATTCACCACCCTTGTCGCCAATACAAATATCAGCTCAACACGCATTAATCCACGCATTGGTACGGTTGCATCAGCAGCTACTATTACTCCAACTGCGGATGCATCTGATCAATATAATGTAACGGCCTTGGCAGTTGGCACAAACTTTGCAGTTCCAAGTGGAACGCCAGTTAATGGTCAAAAGCTCATGATCAGAATTAAAGACAATGGTACGGCTAGGGCATTAACTTGGACTACCTCTTCTGGTGGCTATCGGATTGTTGGTACAACACTGCCAACTACTACAGTAATTAGTAAACTTATCTATGTAGGTTGCATTTATAATGCTGCCGATTCCTTCTGGGACGTTGTTGCTGTAACGCAAGAGGCATAACATGGCTGATTTTGTTGACAGAATATGTGCAGTTTGCAGACTGTCTGATGGATTAATTATTAGCATAATTATTGCAGACTCTTCTTACCCAGCACCTGAAGAGTGTGAATTAGTTGAGGTAATGGCTGGTCAGGAATGTCAACTTGGGTGGCATTGGGATGGTCAATCATTTATTCCAACGGTGAGTGAGGCTATCTAATGGCCACTAAAACCGTACTCATAACGTCCTCTTCTACATGGACTGTTCCAGCGGATATTGATCCATCCATCGGGGCAACTGTTAGGTGCATTGGCGCTGGCGGTGCTGGAGCTGGTGGATCAAGCCCAAGTGGCGGTGGTGGGGGCGGTGGCTATTCCTCTAGCTCCCTAACATTCCCTGCTGGGGCCTCTGTCTTTGTAAGTGTTGCAGCCATTACTACTGGCGGGCCATCGTCCTCTGGGTCCACAGGCAGTGATACTTGGCTAAATTGGAATGGAACAACTTCCAGCAACACAGCCCCAACATCTAATGCTACCGGAGTTCTTGCTAAGGGTGGCGGCGGTGGTGCGGCTACTGCTGGGGGCGCTGGTGGGGCTGCTGCAAGTGGTTTTGGAACAACAAAAAATAGTGGTGGCGCTGGCGGTGGTGGTGATACCAATCCCGGTGGGGGTGGTGGATCGGCTGGATCAAGCCTAGGTGTTGGCGGTGCTGGTGGCTACTCTACATTTTTAAGCAGTACTGGCGCGGGCGGTGGTGGTGGTACTGGTGGGGCTGGAGCAAGTGGTGCTGGCGGGCCGGGGGCTGGTGGGCTTAGCTATTCTGGCGGCGCAGGTGGGGCAGGTGGAGCCAATGATGGTGCATCACCTGTTGCCGGAACGGCTGGAACAAATGGCGCGGGCGGCGGCGGCGGTGGCTCCGGTACTGTTGGCGGTACGGCTGGTGTAATTGGCGGTGCTGGGGGAGCTGGTACGGAATATACCATCACGGCTGGCGGCACGGCAGGTTCTGGCGGTGGGGCGGGTGGCTCTGGTTATTCATACGCTGGCTCTGTGCCTAGTGCTAATGGTGCATCTGGTGGCATTTATGGCGGCGGCGGTGGCGGGATAGGCAGTAGCAGCACCAATAGGACTGGTGGTGCTGGCGCTCAAGGCGCGGTAATTATCACCTACACAGTCAAGGCCCCCAGCAGCATGTTTATGATGTTTTAATAGGTAGATAAAATGGAAATTAACGGCGTACAAATTAAAATTCTATCCCCATACATAAAGCCAGAAAAGGCTGATGTAGTTGCAAAAGCTATAGCTAGCTGCTTGGAAGATGGGAAAATTAATACACCAAAGAGGCTTGCTCATTTCGTAGCGCAATGCGCTCAAGAGACTTGGGGATTCCTGCACCTAACTGAAGTTCTCTTCTATAAAGATGCAGTTCATCTACTCAATACTTTTCCAAGCCGCATCCACAATGTTCCAGATGCTAGGGCATTAATTGCCGCTGGGCCGGTGGCGATTGGAAATCGTGTCTATGCGGGAAAGATTGGAAATGGTGATGAGGCATCTGGCGATGGATATAAATTTAGAGGCCGTGGGTTTCTGCAAATTACTGGCCGCTATAATTATAAAACAATTGGCCGCCAGATTGGCATGGACCTAGAGCATCATCCTGAAATGCTAGAAGACCCAATCATTGCAGCCAAGGCAGCAGCTAAGTACTGGGACTTTCATGCCTGTAATCACTTTGCTGATGAAGATGACCTTGAAGCCGTGACGGCTAGAATTAATCCAGCCCTTGAGGGGATTGATGGTCGCCGTGCTTGGTTAGTTAAGTGTGAGCAAATCTGGTGTCAATAAGATTTACCACTTATGTGGCAATTGCGGCTTTCATTCTTGGCCTTCTTGCTGGAACTATTAGTTCTTGGCGTGTTCATAATATTTTAATGCATAATGCTGAAGTCAAAGCACTTAAGCATAATATTGAAATTACAAAAAAACAACAAAGCATTAATGATAAAATTGAAGCGTCAGACATAAATCAAAAAACAATCATTAGAAATCATTATCAGGAAATAATCAAAGATGTTCCGATCTACATTAAAGATACTAGTGCCTATCTTCCTGCTGGCTTTGTGCAGTTGCACGACTATTCAGTCTTGTCCGACCTTTCCATCCCCGCCCCCGAGCCTGATGCTAGCACCTCAGACGTTAAGCCCGATCAAGCAATCACCACAATCATTGGCAACTACTCCTCCTGCCAAGCCAACGCCAAACAATTAGAAGACCTACAAATCTGGGTTAAAGAGCAGGGTGCAATAAAGTAATGACATATTCATCGTTCAATCCTCCGCCCGGAATGGTGAATGACGGCACTAACTATGCAGCCAAGGGGCGGTGGTACACTGGTGACAAGGTAAGGTTTCGCTCTTTATTTCCAGAAAAAATTAAAGGATGGGTAAAGTATTCTCCAGTTGCCATGCTTGGTTTGGCCAGAAATCTCCATAGCTGGACTACAGTTGCGGGCAATCGGCAATCTGGAATCAATACAAATATTAAAAATTATGTAATGTCTAATGGTGGTACGCCAGCAGATGTGACTCCAATTCGGGTTACAGTAACCCTTGGAACCAATCCATTTGCAACCGCCGTTGGAACAAATGTTATTACAGTTACTGCCGTTAGCCATGGCGCGCAGACTGGGGACTATGTAACATTCTCCGGTGTTACGGCCACAGTGTTTGGTGGTGTGACGGGAACAACGCTCAATGGTAACTGGCAGATCACTTATATAAATGCCAATAGTTATTCAATTGTAATTCCAACCACCGCTACGTCTAATGCCTCCGGTGGCGGATCGGCAGTAGTAGCGGCATATGAGAATCCAGTAGGCCTTGCCACACGGGTAACAAGCGCAGGTTATGGTGCTGGCTCATATGGTGATGGGCCATATGGCGGTCCTGCATCAACCACAACTTTAGGGCCACAAATTAGAATGTGGTCATCGGATAACTTTGGTGAAGATTTAATCTTCTGCCAACGTCAGGGCAATATCTATTATTGGAGCAACACAAATGCCTATCGCGCTGATGGGCGTGGGGTTGCGTTGTCTTCTATCTCTGGTGCATCTAATGCTCCAACAGTTGCAAACTGGGTACTTATTGGCCCGCAGTCGCGGCAGGTGTTCGCTTTCGGCGCGAATCCTCTTGGCTCGGCTACCCAAGACCCATTACTTATCCGCTGGTCAGATTTTGAATCTGCAACCAATTGGACAGGATCAATCACAAATGCCGCCGGGTCGCTAAGGCTATCCCTAGGAAGCGAAATATTTTGCGCCAAGATTGCCACGGGACAAATTCTAGTTTGGACTGAATCATCCCTTCACGCCCTTCTTTATGTGGGCGGCGATCTTGGGTATGGCCAAAATGTGCTGAGTCCAAATATTGATATTATCAGCCCAAATGCCGCAACAACATTTGGTAACTTTGCCATGTGGATGGGTAGGGAAAATTTCTATCTCTACGATGGTACGCTTAAGACAATGCCATGCTCAGTGCGGGAAAAGGTATTTGGCAATATTAACCTAGATCAATCATACAAGGTTTATGCATCAACCAATTCCCTATATCGGGAAGTGTGGTTCTTCTATCCGTCTAACATGGCAACTGAAAATGATAGCTATGTTGTCTATAATTATGTGGATGATGTTTGGTTCACCGGAACTTTGAACCGAACAGCTTGGGCGGATAATGGAACGGAAACTTATCCAACTGCATATTCCACTGATGGGTATTTGTATTACCACGAGACCGGACTGGATGATGGATCAACAAGCCCGCCATCACCAATAGATGCCTATATAGAAAGCGGGCCAATTGAGCTTGAGGATGGGGATAAGTTTATATTTGTTAGCCGCATTATTCCAGACATAACATTCTCCGAATCCACAACTCAATATCCCAGTGTGGTATATACCGTAACGCCAAAGGATTATCCCGGCGGGCCTTATTTTAATTCCGATGCCCTTCCAGTGACCAAGGTCACTAGCATAACGGTAGAGCAATTTACTCAATATCTTCCCGTAAGAATACGCGGTCGTCACTTTGTATTCCGGGTTGAAAGCTCTGGTCAGGCTGGTGTTTGGTGGAGGCTTGGCAAGCAAAGGTTTAGCGCAAGAAGTGATGGTCAAAGATAATGGCTACATTTATTCAATACCAACCAATGCCCGCATCGCGGGAAGAATACAACCAAACACATGAGTCAAGTCGCATTAGAGCTATAGATCAAAACTTTACAACTATTGCTAATGTTCTTGGTGTCGTAAATAGGTGGAGTTCATATGTCCCAACCATTACAGCACCGTCCAAGGCAACATTTACATACACGTTAAATTATGCCAGATGGTCAAGATTAAACAGAACCGTTACGTTTAATGTTTCATTTACCGTTAATACAAACACTGGTGGAGCAAGTGCAATACTGCTCACCCTCCCAACAGTTCCGACCTATGCATTTTCCTGCTCTGGAATAGATACCACAAATGAACATTCACTTAGTTCCTATTATTCTACGTTAGCCTCGGGTGTGACAATAAAAGATTATGCTGGAGTTGATGCAATTATAAATGGCCACACATATGTTATTAGTGGCTCATATGAGAGCAATTAATACGCAACACTAAAGATGCTATAAAATATACACATGGCAATGCCAAACTCAATTCAACTTGCAATAAAATAATTAGAAGGAAACACTTATGGCTCTAGCAGCACTCGTTCCACTATTAGGCTCTCTTGCGGGGGGTACTGCGGCGAGTGCTGGCTTGCTTGGTGCGGGCATGTCGGGCATTACGGGGCAGCTTCTGGCTGGGTCCATTGGCTCAGGCCTTGGCACACTAGCGGCTACAGGCGACCCAACGAAGGCGCTGGAGAGTGGCGCTCTTGGGTTCCTTACTGGCGGTGCGCTTGGCGGCTTTGGTGGTGGTCTTGGTTCTGCTGCCGTAGAGGCTGAAAAGGCTGCTGCTCAGGCTGCTGCTGCTGGAGCTGCTGCTGGCGCATCTAGCGCGGCGGGGGCAGATGCTCTTGGGGTAACTGGCGGCAATGCACTATCAAATTCTACACAAGCCCTTAAGGCCGCTGGTATTGGTGGTGCAGAAGGGGCGGTTGCTCAAAATGCCGCTCAACAAGCTGCGCTTCAAGGTGCAGATGCGCTCGGTAATATTGGTGCGAACTTACCAGCAAGTATTAGTAATGCAGGTATGAGCAACATTTCTGCAAATCTTCCAGCTAGTATTGCTAGAGTTGGAGCAAGTGGTGCGCCAACCTTAGCTACCAATACTGGCCTGAACTTAGGTCAGGGATTCAAGGATACCCTTGGCGGGATCGGCGGCATGAAGGGCCTCATGAAGGCTGGTGAAATTGCCCTTCCCGGCATTAGCATGAGCCAGCCAGAGCTAGCTCCCTATGTGGCCCCTACCTACACATCACCCGGCCTAACGCCCTATAAGCTACGCGAAGCTGGTGGCTATACTCCCGGCTATCGTCCCGGCTATGACCCTGAACAATTGTATTTTAAACCCGCCGCTACATTCGCAGATGGTGGTGAGGTTCCCGGTTATGCTGACGGTAATGTTGTCAGGCTGGCCGATGGCACACGCAATATGCCAGACCCATCAGTCAACAACTTGGGCCAACAGCCAAATCAATTGGGCCGCAGATACGACCAAGACCGTGCTTTGGGCATCACTGGCCAAAACGAGCAACGGAGCTTTGGAAATAATATTCAACCACAAAATCAATCCGGTATGCAAGCAGCTAAGTCGGGCAGACCAATGGGTCAAGCTGGCCAAAGTATGCAGGGTCCGGGTGGTGGACAAGGTTTTAATAACCCCATGCAGATGGGTCAGGGTATGCCGCAGCCTAATCAGCAAATGGGTCCGGCTGGCAAGGGTCAGGGCGGCAATCCCATGATGAGGGGAATAACTTTGGGCGCTATGGATGCGCTCCAGCCCGCCATGAAGGGCCATGGTCAATCGCAGAAATTTCAGCAAATGATGCAACAGGCTGGATATACTCATGGTCCATTTAGTGGCCAAGTCTATGGCAATGGCCCCAATAGCCCCCAACAAATGAATGGTATGCCGCAACAGGATTTTGCCGCACAGCAAGCTTTTAGTCAGCAGCAAATGGGTCAGCAAATGGGTCAGCCACAGCAGTCCACGCCACAAGCGGGCTTTGCTGATGGTGGACAAGTTCCAATGGCTGGCGTTAGCGCCCGTCCCGGATTGAATCTTACCGGGGTAAAGCAAACTGGCTTCAGCCCAGCAATGCTAATGGCTCAATATAATGGTGGCTATGATCGCGGTCCATTCGCTGGCGGCAATCCCTTCTTCAGTCATCATGACAGAGAAGGTGGCGGGATGAAGGGCAATGGCATGGGTATGCCATTCGGTGGTAGTGCTGCTGACAATCGTCCGGGGCTTAAGATGGCCTTTGCCGATGGCGGCGCAACTCCCCCAATGAGCGCAATGGGTATGATGGGCGGTATGCCCGGTATGCCCGGTGGCGACATGATTGTTCCTCCTGTGGCTGGTGATGGTTCCTCTGATTCCATTCCCGCAACAATCGACGGCAAGGCTCCGGCCCTCCTATCGGCTGATGAGCATGTGATCCCCGCTGATGTTGTGGCTCACCTTGGAAATGGCTCTAGTGCCGTGGGTCATAAGAAGCTGCGAAACATGGTAAAAAAGGTACGGGTCAAGAAGACTGGCAAGCAAAGTCTTCCCAAGCGTATTAATCCAGAAAGAATGATGCCCGCATAAGGCTCATGGAGCTATTATGAAATACAAGATTAGTATCGTTGAGCCTCACCTAATTCCAGATGTGTGGCCAAAGGTCGAGGGGTTTCTTCAGCAAGTCTGCGACATAACAGATGGTCGCTCCACTCCTGCGGAAACCCTTAATAGTGTAATAAAAGATTTAGCTTCATTATGGGTTGTCTATGACGAATCCACGCTTCAAGTCGTTGGGGCGTTAGTAGTAAAAATTAATCAGTATCCAAAGATTAAGCTCCTCACCGTTGAGCAATTGGCAGGTGAAGATTTTGACGAATGGATAGATCAGGCAAATGAATTACTGATCATATGCGCCAAGCACTATCAATGCGCTGGCCTTGAACTCATCGGACGCCGGGGATGGGTAAAGAAGCTTTCCCGGTTGCACTGGAAAGAACGCTTCTCAACTTGTCAATTATTATTCGAGGAACAAAATGGGTAAAGGTAGCAAAAGCTCAACACCACAAACACAAACGGTATATCAAAGCAACTTCCCACCAGAGCTTGCCCCATATGCCATGGATGTTCTTAACCAAGGCGAGGCCTTGGCCAATCAGGGGTATACTCCGTACCTCAACCAAAGGCTAGCTGACACTTCCGCAGCCACGGCTAATGCATACAAACTTGCTGGTCAAATGGGCGATGTTGGTCAGGGCGATCTAAGCTCTGCCTCTCAAGGTTACGGTAGCGGTATGACTGGAGCGCAACAAGCTGCTGCTCAGGCCATGCAAGCTCGCCTAGCCGCCCCTCAGATGGCTGGTGTGGCTGATGTTACAACGGGAGCCTTTACCGATCCGGGCCAAGCTGCGGCCTACATGAATCCATATATTCAGAATGTTATTCAAAGCCAGCTAGCCCTAGCGCAAGATCAATATGGCCAGCAAACAAATCAACGAAATGCTCAAGCTGTTCAGGCCGGGGCATTTGGCGGTGATCGCGCTGCGCTTCTTAATCAAGTGGCTCAGCGAGACTACAACCTGACCCAAAATAAAATGATCTCTGATGCTCTGTCAGGCGCATATAGCACTGGCCTAGGCGCATACCAAACTGATGCAGCGCGGCGCATAGCCGCTGCTCAAGGCAATCAACAAGCTGGCCTCACGGTTGGTCAGAAGAATCTTGAAGCTGGCCTGACTACGCAGGGCCTTAATGCTCAAAATTACAACACTGGCATTTCCAATCAGATTAACGCTGCTGGCCTACAGAATCAAATTGCTTCTCAACAGGCACAACTGGCACAGCAACGCCAAGCCATGGCCGGGGCTGCGCTCAATGCTCAATACGCCGCTGGTCAATCTCAGGAAGCCAAGCAACAGGCTGGTTTGGATGTTGGTTATCAGGATTACTTGAGGCAACAAGAAGACCCGCAAAACAAACTGAACATGATGAGTGGGTTGCTGCATGGCTTTAACGTGCAGCCAGTTCAGACTGGTGCGGTTCAAAGCACATTCTCTAACCCAGTTACGCAATTGGTTGGTGGTATCACTAGTGCGGCTGGCCTTGCTAATGCAGGTAAGGGTTAATCATGCAAGATAATATCCAAGCTCAACAGGGCCTTGTTAGCAAGCTTAGCGATGACCAACTTGTCAAGGAAGTAAAGACTCCCTCTGGCTCAGCCCCGACCTATTTGGTTATGGCTGAGATGCAGAAGCGGGACTCTATCCGCAATGCTATGGGCGGCACTGCCCCCAAGGGAACGGTGCGTGATCAGATGCTGCAAGGCGCTGAAATGCGTCAGCCAGAGATGCCATTGCCACAAATTGATCCAGCCGCAATTGCAGGAATGATGCAAGCTCGTGGGATGGCTCCACAGGGCATGCCGGGTATGCCGCAGGGAATGCCTCCAATGCCTCAGAGAATGCCTCAGGGCGCTCCGCAAATGGCTTCTATGCCACAGATGCCGCAGGGCGCACCTCCAGCGGCGGGTATTGCTGGGGCTGCTCAAATGGCTGGCGCTCAGGGCTTTGCTAATGGTGGTGCTATTCCTCATTATGTGGATGGAACACCAAGCGGTATTCCTACATTAGCCGCTGGTACTGCTGATAAATTTGGAGCCATGACTCCTGAGGAATATTTAAGAAATCTTACATCGACAAGCTCCTTCTTAAATAGGGATAATCCCCGGCCAGAAGATTTGGGGACATATCAATCCAATATACTAAATCAATTTGGCGGCATTGGTGCTTTTACAAAACCATTTGAAGCCCCAATTGAATCTGCCCAAAAACAAATATCCGGCATGATGAACCCAACATCTCAGGCGCTTATCCAAGCTGGTGCAGCTATGATGAATGCACCTAATGGATCATTGCTGTCTGGCATTGGTGTGGGCTTGGGTGCTGGATTGTCTGGCTATCAGAAGGCGCAGCTAGAGCAGCGCGGCCTTCAAGATCGTATGGCCGACCTTCAATTAAGACAGAGCCAAGCTGGCCTTCAAGGCCGTATGCAATCTATGGATATTGGTTCCCGTGAACGCCAAGGCGACTTCAGTCAATACAACACCGGGCGTACACTAGCTGGGCAAGAGGCCGCTAACATGCTGAGCGTTGGACAGACTAATGCCACTAATGCAAGGCAATCTAATGATGCTGCTCTCGGGCGGCAGACGCAGATGGCTACGGCAAAACTTCAGGAAACGGGTGCGACGAGTCGTGCGCTTACTGGATACCAAGCAGCAATCCCAGCTCAGGCAACTGAAGTTTACGCTAAGGCATATGATAACGATATGCAAAGGGCTGGACAAATGGCAGCACGAATGTTCCCAGTGCAGCCGGGTATGATGGCCGATGCCGACACGCAATTGGCAATTGATAAATTTATGGCTGGCGCACATCTCAGGGCTAGTGCAAATGCTAAAAGGCTTGCTGGCGGATATGTCAGAAGTGCGCTTGAGCGAGCTGGAATTAATTCCGTAATTCCAGATGGGAAGGGCGGAACCAAAGACAATAATACTTATCTCGGCATAGTAAACGCCCTAACTTTTGATTAATAGGTAGGTTTTAATATGGCTTTCTTTCGTGCGCCTAATGGCGAATACGTTTCCTATGACGATACCAAGCTTACAGAATCTCAAATTAAAAACCATGTGCTTAATAGCCCCAGATATAATCCAGCACATCCAGACAATAATCCTCAGCCAATTCAAGTTGTACCTCGCGCACCCGTTGTGCCCCGCGCGCCTGTTCAAGTTCAACAGCAGCCCGTTGTTCAGCAAGCGCCAGCTCAAGTACCTCAGCGGCCAGTAGCTCAACCAGTCATTCAGCAGCCAGCGCCTCAACCAGTTGCTCAAAAACCAAAAGGCAAGGCAGAAGGTTCGCTCTCACAGCTAATCACTGGCGAAGTTCCCAAGCATAATATCTTTAGTCCAGAGTCTTTTGTGGGCGGGTTCAAACAATTTGGTACCGCCGCGCTGAGTGAGGGAAATCGGGCGATAGAGGGCGTTGGAGATATTATCCGCGCCTCAGATAATCCAAACTTGGGCATTAATAAAATGTTCAGGAATCCCCAGCAGCAAGCTGAGGCTGAAAGAAATTGGCAGCTTCAAAATCAAGAGCGGGATGCTAGGTTAGCCATAGCTGCGGATATTGAAGAAAGATATAGGGTACAAAATCCAAACGCAGTGGAAAAAGTTGCTGGGTTTATGGGTGGACTTGCGCCCATAATTGCATCTGGCGTTATTCCGGGTGGGCCAGCTATTGCTATGGCCGGTAGTGGAGAGACCGCCGCTAGACAGAAGAATGCTGAGGTGGGTCAAGAGGGAACGGCCCGTGGCAATTTAAATGTTGTAGGCCAAACGGCGCTTGGGGCGGCTATGGGATTAATTCCCCTTTCCGGGCTTGGCGTTAAGGCCCTCTCCAAGCTTCCAGTACTTGGTCCGGCCATTGAGTCTGCCTTGTCTAAGGTGGCTAGCAGAATCCCAATTACCGAGATTGAGCAAGAGGCGCTTAAGGGTATTAGCCCTGAGATGGTAGCCTTATTTATAAAATCACGCGAGATACCCAAGGCTGGCCTTGCCGCAATTGCAGCCGCAATTGGCAGGACTGGAGCCAACATGGTTGCGGAAGGCGCTGGCTTTGCGGGCCTAACTGGCGCTGGTAACGTACTGACCAAGGCCACGGTTGACCCAAACATTTCTCTGATGGAAGGTGTACCGGAGTCATTCCTCATGGGTGCTGGGTTCGCTGGCGCACATGCGCTGCACGGCGAAGTGTACAAGCCAATTAAACAAAAACTTGAAGATGTAAAAAAGAATAAGCAGCAAGCAATTTACGACGAGCAAGCTTACACTCAGCAACAAGCTAGAGAGGCGTATGAGAGTGGTCAGGGGATTGAGGTTGTAAATCCCGATGGTTCCGTGAGCATAGCCATTGCACCCAAGACAACTGAGCCAACGGGAAAAGGCAAGAAGCAAAAAACCACAATTGACCCTACGGTAGTTGTTCCTGAAAATAAAATTACTGAGGTTGCAAAGAATTTAAGCAATCCCGCTGCTGACATTTTGACTGAAAATGGTAAGCATATTGATGAGAACCACCCATCAAATTATATGGAGGGGTGGAATGATCTTGATCCAGAAATTAAACAAGCCCATCTAGATATATATGCTGGTGCAGAAAATATTGCTGGCCTTAATGAGAAGGCAGAGACAACTGCCAAAGCAGCGGCATCAATCCCCGCTGAACTATCACTTGAGCCATCCGTAACTTCCATCCGCGATAAGGCCGTTGCTCATGCTGAGGCCCAAGGCATGACCCCTGCGGCAAAAAAGAATTTCCTTGATGGCGTGGATGCTCATCTTGATCCAGCCAAAGAACTTCCTGCCGCAAAGGGCAAGTCGCTAGAAAAGCGCATGGAGGGCATTAAGTTTGCTGCTGATGAATTGGCCGCACCAATCACTGAGGCCGCTGCCCCAGTTTATGAGCCTTACAGAGGCAAGTTTAATATAGAAGAACAGCCAACGGACCTCATTCAAAATGAAGCACCTATTGCTGAGCTTGCTGCTGAAGTTCCTGAGCCAAGGGGAAGGTTCACGATAGAGGAAGAGCCAGCTCCAGTTTTGGAACAGGCACAAATTTCTCCAGCAGAAATTAAAAATAATGAACTAGAGGGCTTGCTAAATAGCGCCATTGATACAGGCGATGAGGCTGCAATTTCAGAGCTGAAGAATCGCGGTATCCTTGATGAGAACAATGAGGTAGTTGCTGATCATCCAGAGCTAGTTGAGCGTGAAAATTTTTATCAACAAAAGCTTGCTGATGAAAATGCCGCTAAGGTTGCCTCTGGGAGGTTGCCAAGCGACACTCCGCTTGAGGAGCGGTTCACTATTGAAGGTGATAAATTTAAGCATCAAGATACTGAGGACCAGTATCAAGAACTCACTAAGCAGGAACCGGGCATAACGCGAGAGGGCTTGCGCGAGAGAGCCTTTGAGGGCATGAAGCTTGCCTTTGGCGATCTGGGTGTGGACAAAAGCGCAGAGGCGCTGGCCTCTACTCAGAAGGTTGAGATAGGCCTCAGCCCAGAAGACAACGATGTTTTTAGCTACAAGAAAAATCTAACTAAAAAATCTTCAGAAGATAGCATTGCCACGGAACTAGCGGGTAAGCCGCTTGCTCTGGGTGAGGGCTTCTCTGCATCCAGAATATTTAACACCCTTCGCGCACGACTAGAGGCCCTTGGCCTTAAGGATGTGGCGCTAAAGCTTGAGTACGCCATGTGGAATAGTGATCCACGCGACTTGATCAGCGGCTCTTATAATCCCGCAAAGGTACTGGTGCGCCTAGCCCACGGTATCCATCCCCGGATGACAGAGGCTCAAATCATTGAGGCCATGGGTCGGACTCTGGACCATGAGGTCATTCACGCCCTTCGTGATCTTGAATTAATTTCAGATGCAGAATTTCAAATCCTTGGTAAGGAAGCTGGCATTAGAAAGCCTAAGGGCTCCAAGCTAACATACCTAGAAGATGCACACTTAAACTACTGGCCAAAAGATGAATTTGGCAATGATGTTTCTTGGCAGAAAATGGACGCCAAGGAAGTTAGTGACCTGCTACGAAAGATCGAAGAAGAAGCCGTGGCTAACATGGGTTCTGATTTTTCTGCTGGCGACAGGAAGATCAATAGCATTCAGAATGGTTTGCTCAATCGAATCATTAATGGAATGGTTAAAATCTATCGGGCCATGAAAATCTCTGGGGCGGACAGATTAATGTCTGCCATCTACAGGGGCGAGATTGGCAAGCGTGAACGTGGCGTAAGTCGCGGCGGTGAAGAGCGCAAGATGATGGTGTGGCATGGTACGCCACATTATTTTAGAAAGTTTGACATAACAAAAATTGGAACTGGCGAAGGCAACCAAGACTATGGCCATGGGTTTTACCTTAGTCAGACCAAGGGTGGCGGGTTGCATTACTTAAAAACATTAGCCCGACATGGACGTAAAAATCTTTATACGGTAAATGCTCCAGAGTTTGATGTTCTTCTAGATTGGGACAGGCCATTTTCAAAGTCCAGCCCAGATGTTCAGAGGAAAATTCTCAACTCCTTGGCTGAGATAGTACATGCCCCAAATACAAGTGAGGAATTGGCAAGGGGTATTTCGTTCATTCATAATACTTTAATTCAAAATCCTGAGGCTCTTACTGGAGCTGATATTTATCAGGGTGCTAGTAGGGCATTTCAAAAATCAAATCTCATTCACACAACTTCTTTTCAGCAACGTATCAATCTTGGAAACAAGATGGTCTCTGAGGCCTTTGATGCGGCAGGTGTGCCCGGATTAAAATATAATGACGATCACAGCCGCAGTCCGGGTATGCCTGAAGAAGACAGAACCAAGATGTTGGTTATTTTTCATGATCGCCACCTGAGTGTAGGGGAGATTATGCCGTCCGGTACTTCGGGTCTGATGGGTAAAAAGTTTGCCGAGTATTACAAAAATCTTAAAAAAGATGCAGAATTAATTAAAAAGAATAAGCTTACCGTTAGTTATATGGCTGGCGGTAAGGCAAGCGATGACCGTACCCCATTCACGTTTTACCATGCCGTCTCAAAGCCAGAGGGCATGACCAATGAGCAACTAGAGACCTATGAGGGCTTTATTAGAAATTGGGATACTAACAAATCTGCGTATGGCGGCATATCACTATCCTCTGACCAGCGATGGCTTGAAGTCTTTACTGGAAATAAGAACCATGTGTCCTACATGCCAGTTCATGTTCTTACGAATAAAGTTGGAGACTATAGGAATCCAAAGGATGTAAATGCTGTATGCAACTACTTCTTAAAAAATCCACAAGACGGTAGTGATGGGTTTCACTCGGCAAATTATGGCCAAGATTATGATGCAGTTTCGCTTAATCCCGAAAAAATAAAAGCTAATGAATTTCTTAATCCTGATTTAAATTTTAACTATAGAAAAAATAACTTAGTAGAATATTCAGACTATTTAAATTACTTTAAATCTGTGTCGTCAGAACCCCTTAGTGGTAAGAATGAAACAGATTACTTAGAGGCAGTTGATGATTTTGAAAAACTTCAAAGCATTCCCGGTGGTAATGATACACGTCTCCTGCTAGAGACTTATGCTGCAAAAAAAACTGAGATAGCAGACATAGAAAAAAGAATAGCAAAAGCAACTGCTGAGCGCACAGCTATGTCAAAATCCACGAGAATAAATTTTGCCGCAAATGAGTTGGGATATAAATTAGGTGAGGTGGACGAGAACGGCCTTCCAGTTAATTCTGCCATAGGCGCTGAGGCCTCAACAATTACAAATAACGTGGCAGAGGTTTATAGAACGCAAAAAAGCATAGAGGCTTATAGCAGGATGCTTGAGGAATTTTTATCAGATGTAGCACAAGACCCAAGTTCAAATTCAAAATATCAAATTGATGGCACTGTTGATAAGATAGATAGTGATAAACAAAGACTAGAAGAAATTTTAGCCTACTTAAAGAATTTGGCGAGGGTTCAAGCGCCTAAGCTTAAGCCATATTTTGGTTTAGATCTTTTTGGTGGCAATCATGCGGATGGGCTTTCGGCCCTTAGTGAGCTTTCTCGTGGGATTGCTGAAAAGCTTGATGGTCAGGCCGTTAAGTTTACAAGCGATGTTATTGGTCCATTAAATAATTATCAGGTTGAGCTGATTGACCAAAAATATGAAGCATATAATAATTTTGTAAATGATTTTAATCAGCTTAAGGAAGACTTTAATCGTCCCAAGTATCATGAAATTATTCAAAACCTAATAACTGAAAAGTCTAATGCTAGCTTGCCTATTGATAAGCAAACGCTTGAAGAAAGTTATCAAGCCTATGTAGAAAAAATGAAGGCAATAGAAAAGGGCGCTGATCAAGTTCCTGAAAAGGAAAAAATAAATAAAAGAAAAAAATCATTTAGCAAATTTAACGATTATACCAATGAACAAATAGAACAAATTGACCCCAACCTTTTTGATCAAGTTTCTCGCGGAAGATGGAAACTATGGGAAGACATTAATATGATTAACGCAATGGGTTGGGACGCAACCTTTATGCGTGAAGAAATAGGTGATAACAGACAAGACTCGCCAATTAATATTTTTGTTCTTAATGAAAGGGCGCTTCCAAGTTCTTTACGGCGAGAGGCTGGCCTTGGAATGGATACGTCACCCATTGGCCCCAAAACTCAAGCTAAAATGGATGAAATGCTTCTTGGGCCTCAGGATGGAGAATTAAATTCAGCAAAGAAGAACCTTCCAGACAGGGCATTTACCAAGGATGAAATAGAAAAGTTTGCATCTACGCGAGCAACCATGCTTGGCACTATGGCGCAAATGTCTCCGGGCGGAACGCTACCACCAACCAACGCCTCGACTCCGGGCTTCCTTCCCGGAATGGGTGGAGGCTTGACTGATGCTCGTATAGCCCAACAAATTTATGAGTCCGCCCTTATGGCTGACTGGCAAATCAATAAGGGGATGCTTGCAAAGTTTGGCAACCTCACATCTAAGATGGGCTTTACCGACACCGACACGATGCGCCTACTCCGCACGTTTGGTACTACCTTGTTCACTGACCAAAACAGCTTGATCGACTTGCTTCAGCGTGACGTTCTGGTCGGCAACAAGGTAAAGCTGACCCTAGACAATACTCCTACTCTGGCAGCGAATGTGGCCCCACAAACTGTTCATGCTGAGCATAGAATGGTTAATGAGAAAATGTTCCCAGAGCTAACGCGCCGCATGTCTGAGGCAAGGGACTGGGCCAATGTTGGGCTTGATGATCTTAACTCGGAGCTAAAAGCCCTTGGCCATCTAGACAATTTTGTGAACAAGGAAATTTCCGCAGATCGCCCGATCACTGTGGTACTTCATGAGGCGTATGCCTACGCAAAACATGCGGTGGAATATAATAAATATGGCCGTCAAGTCCTGAAGATTGAGATAGCTAAGGATGCTAATGGCAAGCCCATCTATGACCAGATGGCATCGGGCATGTCGGACGCAGAAGCTAATGCCATAATGAACTGGGTGGACAATCTTCCTGTTGACCGTCAAAAGGTTATGAAAGATGCACATGATTATTTAATGTTTGTGGCATCTGAGCAGCGCAGGTCGGCTATTGAAAATGGCATTGGTTATGATTTTGATAAGATCAGAAATAACCTAATGGCCACAATGAAAAAGCTGAAGGTTGATTTTAAGACCGAGCTTGATCCCGTCAAGAAGGCCGAAATAAAAAAGAAGTTTGATTTAACGGCCACGCAGTTTAAAAAACTTCCTAACTACAAATTTTATATCCCACTCAAAACATCGCTTGATGATTTGATCATGGACCAGTTCGGCAACATTGCAGATGGCTCACGCTGGGGTGCGTTCAGCGGGATGCAAAACCCAACTGGCGTTAGGGGTAAGGAATACATCCGGCGTACTGGTCGCGGATCATATGCTGGTGAAATTATTCCCAACCTATTCACGGACTACAAGAACACCATCGCTCGTGGCGTTAGGAATCAAGTTGGCAATAAGCTACTGAACCTTATCCGTGATGGTTATGCAGCCAATGATCCATTCATCATGCACCATTTTGAAAAGCCCGAACTCGTCCAGCCAACGCGGCAAGTTGACCCAACGACTGGCAAGGTTTCATATGTGCTATCGGATTATAAGAACCAGCCAGACTCATTTATTACCAAGGTCAATGGCCTAGAGGTTTATACTAAAATCAAAACCCCAGAAATGCAGGTCACAATTAATGGCTTTGATGGATCGACTGGTAAGTTTATTTCTGCAATTGATAAGTTTAGCCAGACCCTAGATTCATTCTCGTTCCTAAAATCTTGGAGCCAGCAATTCCACTCAAAGACAATTGGTCTTAATCCATTGTTCTCGGTCGGCCTATACTTCAAACAGGTTGGCGGAACAAAAATCAATATGATTGGCCTTGGCCCTAAGTTTAATACGACCGATAAGGCCCTAGCTAATATGGCCACAAAAGAAGCTGGTGCTTCTTTGATTGGAATTACCAAAAAAGACCCTGCAATCTTGGCGGAGATTGAAGAGATGCGCGGCCACGGTGGTCACTTCAATCCAATATTTGACTTGTCTAGCGTTGAAAATCTTAATGATCAGCTAGCTCATTTATTTTCGAGAAGCTGGGCTGAAGGCAAAAGCAAAAAAGAAATCATGCTTTATTTTAAAGATAAGGCATTGCAGCTTGATCGGGCTGGATCGGCTTTCACAAACAATGTGGATATGTCAAACCGAATTGCAATCTATAAAACCTTGAAGGCAAACGGTGCGTCCCCTAAGGAGGCCGCTTGGTATGCTCAGCACCTTCCCGGAAACTATGCGCGTAAGGGGCTATTCTCTACAACCTTAAATGCACTATACCCATTCTTTAATGCGGGTGTTCAGGGTGATAACTCTATGATCACCGCCATGCTTCGAGGTGGGGTAAAGGCAACTATAAAACTTTCCTCAAGCCTGTTTGCTCTTGGGGTAGTCAATGCCCTATGGAATTATTCAATTGGCAAAACCCATAAGGATGAGTTTGGAAACAATCCATATTCCTTGATGCCTGACTATGTGACGAATGCACAAAAAATAAATTGGATGATTCCGGGAATTCATGGTGAAAAAGGCGATGAAGATTACTATGCAAAATGGTGGTTGCCTTGGAAAATTCCAACTGTAATTATTAATGCTGGTGGCAATAGCGTTAGAATGCTGATGGGAGATATGGAGCCATCACACGCTGCTATGCTAACCCTTAATGATGCCTTGAGCGTGAATGCACACTGGACCTCAACGTCTACTGGCGATCCACTTTCGGCTATCACTCCGGGCTTTTTGAGAACTGGCGAGGAGCTAGCTAGGAATACTGATGCGCTGGGGCGTCCTATCCACCCCACAATGCCCGAGGCATTTACCAAGAAAAGGGCCAACGCCGCAGGGGAATACAAGAGTCAAATCCACAAAAAAACAACCAGTGAATTTAGCCTAACTGTGGCTGACTTGCTGCACAAGACTGGAGTTGATGCATTTGAATTTTACCCAGATGATATGGATTATATGATTGCTGCAACCGTTGGTGCTGCTGGTAAATTCTATGGCGGCATGGCTGACAGTGTATATAATTTAATACCAGCAAATAAAATGGCTAAGGAAATAAAGACAGGGGGCAGGGAGCAAGACCCACTTCTCGACAACCCAGCAGTTGGTATGGTTGTGGGAAAACTGAAGGACCAGAATATTGGCGCTAGGTTCCAAGAGGTTGCTGGGAATGTTGCTGAATATAAAATGCAGCGCCAAAATGCATTGGCTGATTTTGATGCTGAGCTGTTAAATAAGATTGATATTTCCCACCCCAAGGAAAGAATGCTTCTGCCGTATTATGACAGGGTAGAATCATTAGTTCGCAGACAGCGTAAGCAAACAAAATTAATTCAACAGAGCAGTAGCCTAACGCCAGAGCAAAAGATTGTAATGCTTAGGGATTACAGCACCATGGTGGTTAAAGCTCAGCAAGATTTCTTTGCAAAGTGGAAGCAAGGGACAATCACGCACGACAATGTAGAATAAAAAATACCCCCGTTGGACCCAACTCCAGCGGGGGTATTCTCTGGGGGGTGTACCCCTCGCCAACCAGCCGAGGCCGATTCCTACTTCTTACCCTTGTTCATCTTAGCAAGCAAGGCCTTATCGAACTTCATGTCCTTTTTAGAACCTTCGCCGCCATGCTTGCCGGACTTATCCATAGCCTTGTCCGCTGGACTCTTTTCATATTCAGCCATGGTCATCTTCTTACCCGGCTTCTTTGCCATCATCTTCGCCATCATCTTCTCCATTAATTGAATCTTCGAACTCTTCCATGAGTTCAACAAACGCTGCTTGCGCTTTAAGATTATCCCTTAACTCAGACCTGCTGTTAATTTTCAGGGCAGACTTAAGCCAGACCGAAGCTTGCACTTCGTTCTCAACCCCAATCCAATTAATAAAAGATTTTCTGCGGCAGATTATCGCTGCCTTTTTGACTATCTTTTTTCCATAATCTTCGATGGCGATCATGTCAGCTTCAGCCTCAAGGGAAGCTTGCTCAAACTCAGCCATGCCAACCATGTACCGAGTCCCCACGGGGGATCGGAGCAAGTCCTCCGGAACCTCGTGGGGGTGGATGGCAAGATTAAGGACATAACCATTTCGGTCCTGCCGAATGGCTATCTTAATCGCTTCAAACGCTATCTTCTGTATCGGCATAGGTATGGAACGCAATCATTCTATCGACAGCATTAATATTCTCAACGGTGTCGGACACAAAACGAGAGAAGTTGAGAAGCTGAAAGAGGAAGGCTTGCCTAGCCTCCATCAACTCCTCGATACTCTTCCCTTCGAGATTAGAAGGGAATGTCGTCATGAGCAACCTGCTCCCGTACTGGCTCGCGCTGTTGCGTCTGCTGACCGCCGTTAGGCTCCCAAGCCTT